TGCAGCAGGAAGTGTTGCTGGAAATCTTGCGTCTGGAACGGTTCCAGAAGTAAGCTGAGTTGCATTAAGTGCTGTTAGCGCAGAGCCATTAGCTGCTGGTAAAGTTGCAGGAAATCTTGCGTCTGGAACAGTTCCTGAAGATAAGTTATCTGCATTTAAAGCAGATCCATCAATGAATCCACTGTCATTATTAAATCCTGAAATATTAATATTGGCTTTAGTTAATTTTTTCTGTGCGTTAGCTGCATCAATTACAGCAAAGAAATCTCCGTCAGCGTCTGATGTAGATGTAGTTAATTCTGAAAGATCAACATCTATTTGATCTGCTTGAACATCTATTAAGTTTCCAGCGCCAACGTTTAAAGTAACGTCACCAGAAGATCCACCACCTGTTAAACCATCACCTGCTGTGACACCTGTAATATCTCCAGTGGTAGGTGTTTGAAATTCTAAAGCAGTTGCTCCTGCATTTACCGCAAGAACTTGGTTTGCAGTTCCAATAGCCGTTAAACCTGTACCACCTTTTGTTGTTGGTACTGTGGGTAATCTGTCTGATGCTAAAGTTCCTGAAGCAACGTTTGAAGCATTCAGTGCTGTTAAGGCTGAACCATTTGCAGCTGGTAAAGTTGCTGGGAATCTTGCATCAGGTACTGTACCTGAAGCTAAATCATCTGCATCTAAGTTTGTTAAGTTTGCTCCACTAACTGCTGGAAGTGTTGCTGGGAATCTTGCATCTGGCACTGTGCCTGAAGTTAATTGTGTTGCGTTTAAAGCTGTTAAAGCTGAACCATCAGCTGCTGGTAATGTAGCAGGAAACCTTGCATCTGGAACTGTACCACTTGCTAAATTATCTGCGTTTAAATTTGTTAAATTAGATCCATTGTTTGCAACAATGTTATCACTCGAATCTAGGATAACGGCTTTAGAAGCAGGTAGCGTACAAAATACATTTTTAGTTCCAGCAGAAAAATTTACTGCATTGTCACTATTAGATGAAGAGATAATTGTATCTCTTGATAATGTATCGGTCGCTGCATCAGTTACAGTTCCAAGACCAACTTCAAACTCACCATTTTCATTAACAATAGAATAATAAGTTGTGTTTGTTGAACCAATACCTGTAACGAACGATTCAAAACCAGACACAACTCCATCTAAATCAAAAGTACCTGTGCCGGTTGTAGTTGAGGTTTGTTTAACCCTATCGTTTATTACTAAAGCCATTTTAACTCCTATTTATTATGCAATTCTTAGTATTGCAGCAGATGTTGTGAATGCAGGGAACTGGATTGTAAATGTTCCAGATGTTGCAGTCTTGTCTCCACCAAAATCTAATACAGCAACTGCATCAGTAGTACCTGTACCACCGTCTGTTGTTGTATTATAAATTAAAGCACCTCTAGCTGTTAAAGTAACACCTGTGAAAGATAAATCAGCGAAGCTAGTGATAGCTACACCTGAAGATACTTTTACACCTTGGTTTACTAAAGCTTTTCCACCAGCACTATATCCTGATGGTGATGAAACTTCGTTTGTTGTTGCATAGTTAGTTGTTGATGCACCTAATGTCGCTACAGATGTAAACATCGCTAAATTATATGTATCTGATGATGTGTCGAAATCATGTTCGCCACCTAGTAATTGTTTTTTAAACGAATTACAAATTGCATTTGTTGTTATTGCCATAATTATTCTCCTTAATAAATTATTTATGGAGAGGGTGACGGAACTACCACTCTAGGTACACCATCATCAAACTCCGATCTTCTTCTTCTGCCCATTTGTTGTAAAGCAAAATTTTGTACTTCTTCATTATACTTCTTTTCATATAGGTTGTATAGATTGTCTGGTCCTTTTAAGAATCTAAATGCTTCAGTTAATACACCATGCAATAGCATTGATTCTTGGTATGTAGAAATAAAAGTAGTGTTCGTTGATGTAAATTGTGGTGGATCAGTAATATAATTTATTTGAACTTGAAGTGCAGAACTAGGTATAGGTGCAACTAGTAAGTTAAAATCATCCCAATTAGCCCAATATTTTGGAGTACCTGTTGCTCCATCATTATTATACTCTGATATAAAACTTGTATCTCTTTTTTCTAAAAATGTTCTGTTGCCACTTCCGTCAATTACTTGAACTGATCTAATTATAGTTAAATCAGCAGGTAATGAAACATATCTGTTACTAGCTGTAAAATTAGAAGTGGAATATTTTCTTAAATCATCATAGTCTACTCTGCCTGCAATATCTAATTCAACAGATCTTATGAAGTTTTGAATAATAGTATCGGTTAAAACATTTGAATCTACTTCTGTGTAGTCCCTTACTTGTGTTAAAAAATCTGAATAACTTATTGCCATTATGTAATACTCACTGTTACTTTTGCTAAACTTATATTTGCTTGTCTTCTTCTATTTTGTAATGATGGATCTGCAGGAGTCATGGCACTTGTTCCTTGAGTGATAAATGCAAAATCTCCAGGTAAGGTTAGATTAGCAGTTATCATTCCTTGTCCACCAGAAGATGCTACTTCACCATTAACAACAGTCGGTTGCTGAAAATCTTGTGATCTAGTATTTTTTAAAGCAATTGCATCTGCTTTATGATAAGGAGGGTCTAGTTGTGGATGTTTCGGCTCATATTCCGATATATGAACTAAAGCACCAGTCCACTCTTTAACCATTTCTTTATAAGGAAATGCTTGACCAGATCTATCGGATATTGCCTGACTTCTTTTACCAGTTGCATAACTCATTACACCCCGTCTCCAAAATAAGTTTGAGGTGAAATATAAACTGAAGTTCTTGAACCATCTTCGTTTAGAGCTCTGATTAACTCATCCTCATATAATTGTTTTAATAATTGTATTCTATCCGGTGCTTTTTTTTGTGCTAAGTAATAAGCAAGACCAGAACACATGCAAGGTAAGAATCTATAAGCAACATCTGCAGTATTGGTAAACGCTCCAGCATCCTCGATTCTGTTAATTGTATAAAATTTTAAAGTTGTGTAAGTTGCTGCATCAGGAGCTAAGTATAAACTTATTGTTGGATCCGTTTGTCTATCAACATAGTATTGTGAGGGTTGTCCAGTTGCATATTTATTAGGAAGAGCTGCGTAAGCAGATCTATCAATTTTTGTTAATGAAATATCATTTGTACTTGCAGTATTTCCTGCAGTAGAAGTAGATGAGATATAAGCTTCTAAAACATCATTAACATTTGATGCTACAGTATAAGTTGCTTGACCTGCAACTAGTGTTGCTTCATTTAATTGAACTTTCCAAAGGTGTACACCTCTGTTTCCCCACTCTGAAAATAAAAGATTTAAACTTCTTCTTGCACTACGAATGTCATTACCACTATTAGTCCGCATACCACATCGTTCGTATGCTTCTTCAATAATATCATCGATCTGAAGATCGAATGCTGTAGTTCCTGACGTAGCCATAATTCATTACATTACGTCTTTATAATAATCTAAAGACTTTCCTGGTATTAAATTTTCATCTTGTAAGCCCATGCCAGAAGTTCTAGCTGCGCCATAACCTTGAGTTGATTTAGCTTCCATACCTGATTTAGCTTTCATCATTTTACCTGATTTAGCTCCACCTCTAATCTTATATGGTGTTTTTAGTATGTCGCCTATGTAATCAAAAATATCTTTTTTACCTGATTCTTTTTTCTTTTTAATTTTTTCCTTCATTTCTTTTAATTCAGAGTCCATTACTATTCTAGATTTTCCTCTTTTATCAATTCTCTTTGGATATGTGCTATAACGCTCATCTATAACTTCTTTTTTAAAACCTTTTGATGGTGGGACTGTAACAGATTTAGTTTTCATCATTTTACCAGAATTAGCTTTCATCATCTTAAAATCTTCACCAGATATTTTACCATCTTTGTTTTTATCTAATTTTTTTTGCTTACCTTTTAACATAATTTTCTCCTTAAAATTTTATAGGTCTATCATACCACCATAGTATCTCTTGGTAAAGGTGCTCACATTATTAGGCTTTCCTCCTGGATTACCTGCTTGTCTCTTCCTTGCAACAGCAGAACGCTTTTCTGAGTCTGTCATTCGGGCTGCTTTTGCAGCAGGCACGCATTTGGGGTATTTTCTGTTTGATCCACTTGCAGATTTTCTTCCACATTCTTTATATCCTCCGCCTTTTTTAGGTGATCCTATATCGACCCATTTTTCATTGAACCATTTTTTAAGACTCATTAAAATACGCCTTTGAAACCTTT